CTGTCCAGAGACCTGAAATCCCTCCTCGGCCCGGCGCGATGCCCGGTCGAGTCGGCGCGATGCCACAGGAGGATCCACGATGGCGAAGCAGCCCGACATGGGCACCACCGTCCGACGGATGTTCGTCGAGGGCGAGTGGAACGATGCCCACGAGACGACGCACCACGCGATGCAGCGGCTCATGGCCGAGCTCGACGCCGAGGCGGCGCGCAACGGCATGGTCGTCGCCGGCGACGTGTCGATCGCAGTCTCGGAGCGGCCCCTGTTCGCCGTGCCGCGCACGATGCGGCTCGAGGCTGACGTGGTGACCAGATGACGACGCCGACCGGCTTGGGCGCTGGCGGCAAACGCCTCTGGAAGTCGATCACTGAGGATCACGAACTCGACGCCGCGCAGCTTGCGCAGCTCGAGGAGGCGTGCCGCGAGAAGGACCGCTGCGACGCATTGGCCCGGATGATCGACTCCGAGGACGACGCGAAGACTTGGCTGACTCTCGTCGCGAAGGCGAATGAGACGGCCAACCAGATGAAGCAACTCCTTGCCGCGCTCCGCCTGCCTGACGCGACGACCGGCAAGAAGCCGCAGCGCCGCGGGCCGCGGGGCGCGTATCAGACCGGCCAGCCCGGCAAGGTCTCGAGCCTCGATCGGGCTCGCCAACGCGCCACGGGCTGATGTTCGTCCCCGCATTCGAGGGGCAGATGTGCTCGCTCGGGTACCAGATCGTCGACTGGCTCCAGGAGTACGCCTGCCACGGCCCCGGTGACGTGCAGGGCGAGCCGCTGGACTTCTCGGCCGACCCCGAGGTCGAGGACTTCATCATCCGCTGCTACGAGCTCGACCCGGAGACGGGCCGGCGCAAGAAGTCGAAAGTTGTCTACTCGGCGCCGAAGGGCCGTGCGAAGTCGGAGACCGCTGGCCTGCTCGGCGTCGCTGAAGCTCTGGCTCCGGTGCGTTTCGATGGCTGGGACGCAGATGGTCAGCCCGTGGGTCGGCCGGTGCGATCACCGTTCATTCGCTGCCTCGCCACCGAGGAGAACCAGGCGGGCAACACGTTCCAAAACATCGCCTTCGTGATGTCTGAGTGGGGCCCAGACGCTCACCCAGACATCTACGGCGGCATCACGGGTGCGAAGCAGTATCAGTCGGCGACCGCGCTGTACCTGCCCGACGGTGGCGAGTGTCGGTCGTCCTCGAGCGGCGCGGCGTCGAAGGATGGCGGCAAGGAGACGTTTCTCGTCCCCGACGAGATCCACCTCTACGTGCTGCGCGAGCTCCGCGACATGTACGCGACCTCGATGCGAAACCTCGGCAAGCGCTACAAGGCCGACCCGTGGGCGCTGCTGACAACAACGGCCTGCCGCCTCGGCGAGCTGTCGGTGTGGGAAGTCCTCGAGAAGCAGTGGAAGCGCGGCGAGCTCGGCGACGAGTGGCTCGTGCACCACCGCGAGGCCAAGGGCAAGATCGACATCACCGACCGCGAGCGCACGCTGCGGCAGTTGCGCGCGGTGTACGGCGCGGCAATGGATCCTGAGACCGGCTGGATGGGCCCTGAGCGCGTTTACGCCGACATGCTCGACCCGACCGTCTGTCCCGATGAGCAGACGGCCGCCCGGTACTTCCTGAATCGGTCGATGGCCGGCTCGGATGCCTGGATCGCCAAGGATGTCCACGACAAGCAGACCAAGCACGACGTCGTGGAGCCTGGCGAGGCGATCGCGCTCGGCTTCGATGGCTCACTGAACGACGACACGACGGTCCTGCGTGGCTGCCGGATGTCGGATGGCTTCCTGTTCAAGATCGGCGCTTGGGCGAAGCCTGACGGGGCCGCCGGCGCGGGCTGGGAAGTCCCCCGACTCGAGGTGCTCGCGGCCATCCGGGAGGCGTTCGAGCGCTACACGGTCTCGCGAATGTACGCCGACCCGCACGAGTGGCGCTCGGACATCGAGGCTCTCGCGCAGGGCGTGCAGAACGAAGACGGCTCCTGGCTGCATGAGCCGCTCGGCGAAGAGCGCGTCATCGCGTGGCCCACGAACCAGTACGTCCGCATGGCCGCCGCTCTCGACCGGCTGCACTCCGGGCTCCGCAAGGGCGAGGTGTGGCACGACGCCGACCCGCTCGCGGCAGAGCACTACGGCAACGCCTACGTGGACATGCGCGGTCGTTCGCGGCTGGTCCGCAAGGAGTACCCGAACAGCCCTCGCAAGATCGACTCCGTGATCGGCGACGCACTCGCGCTCGAGGCGCGGGCCGATGCGCTCACCGCTGGTTGGACAGCCGAGCCGGCCGCGAACTACTTCCGACTGCCCCGCTGACGCCAAGGAGGGCCCGTGGCACTCACACCCTCCGAGGTGGCGCTGATCGAGGAACTTGCGACGCAGCACAACGCGCGCGCCGCGGCCGACGAGCGATTCCTGCGGTACTACAAGCTCCAGCAGCGGATCGAGCAACTCGGCATGGCGATCCCGCCGAACATGCGCCGGTTCCTGGTGCCGGTGAACTGGCCGCGCGTCGTGGTCCGCACGATCGCCGGCCGCCAGAAGGTGCGCTCGCTGATCCTGCCCGGCGAGGAGACCGCCGACCCGAAGTTGCGGGCGATCTGGGACGCGAACAACCTCAGCGCCCATACGAAGATGTTCCGCCGCGACGCGCTCGTCTACGGTCGCGCGTTCATGTCGGTCGGAGCCAACGAGGCCAACGAGGAACTCCCGCTGGTGCGGGTCGAGTCACCACGTCAGCTCGAGGCGAAGGTCGACACGCGACGCGAGGTCATGACCGCGGCAGCGCGGTTCTATGGCGTGAACGCGACCACTGGCGAGGGCCCCACCAACATCACTCTCTACACACCCGAGCAGACCGTCTGGGTCGCGAAGGACGAGCGCGGACGGTGGGTCGAGACGGCTCGCGATCCGCACGGTCTCGGCGTCGTCCCGATCGTGATGCACCTGAATGAGCGACAGTCGGGCGGCTTCGAGGGTGAGTCGGAACTCACCGACATCATCGCCCTGACCGACTCGGTCACACGCTCGCTGACCAACCTCCAGTTTGCCCAGGAGGCCCACGGCATCCCGCGGATGTACATGACGGGCGTCGCGAAGGGCGACTTCATCGACGCCGATGGCAATCCGATCCCGATGTTCGAGGCGTACTTCGACGCGATCCACACGTTGCAGAAGGAGAACGCGAAGGTCGGGCAGCTCGACGCCGCCGACCTGAAGAACTTCGAGACCGCGCTGAACATCTACGGACGCCAGGCGGCCGTGTCCTACGGCTTCCCGGCCCGCTACTTCGGCATCACGACGTCGAACCCGCCGGCCGAGGGTGCGATCCGCGCCGACGAGAACGACCTCGTGAACTATGTCGAGGACAAGAACGAGGCCGAGGGCATGGTGCTCGGCTGGATGGGCGCCCTCGCCTACCGCTTCGCAACTGGCGACTGGGTTGAGGGCAACCGCGTCCGCTCGGACTACTTCGACCCCGGCACGCCGACGTTCGCCCAGCGGGCCGACGCCCTGACCAAGATGCGCGCGGTCGGTGGCATCTCGCGCGAGGGCATGTGGGACGAGCTCGGCTGGTCCGAGGCGCGTAAGGCCAAGGAGCGCCAGTACCTCGACGCCGAGGCGCTGGACCCGGCCGTGCAGCAGATCATCGGCAAGGTGAACTCCGGTGCTGGCAGCGGCACTGCGGGAGTATGACCGCCAATCGCGGCTGACCGCTCTCGCGGTGAACCAGGCGCTCCGACTTCAGCAGCGCGGCTCGCTGGTCGTGGCTGGCTCCGTACGGCAGTACCAGGCGGCCGCGATCGCCGTGTCGATGGAGGCACTGGGCGCGGTGCTTGCCGAGCAGGACATCGACGCCACTGCGGACGCCCAGACGGTGCCCACGGCGCTGCTGACGGGCACGCAGGCGACGGCGGCCATGCTCGACAACGCCGAGTCCCCGACGGCGTTCTCCAACCTCGTGCAGACCCTCGTGCGCGACGCCTCCCGTACGGCTCGTGCCGTCGACCAAGCGACCCGCCCGGCCGTGACCGGCTACGTCCGCTCACTGCGACCCCCGTCCTGCTCTCGCTGCGCTGTTCTCGCTGGCCGCGTGTACCGCTACTCCGAAGGCTTCCAGCGCCACCCGCGCTGCGATTGCCTGATGACACCCACAAACCAGACGATCGGCCCAACGCTGGTCACAGACCCGCAAGAGGCGCTCGACAAGGGCTGGGTCCGCGGACTCTCCAAGGCCGATACCGAGGCGCTGAATGCCGGCGCTGAACTCGGCGAAGTCGTGAACGTCCACCGCAAGGCCGCCGGCCTGACGGTCGGCTCGAGCGTGATGGTCCGCGCGGGGCGCCTGACTCCACAGGGGTGCCTGGAGTTCGCCAGCGGTCGCACGCAGGCGCTCGAACTGCTCCGGCGCTACGGCTACATCACCTGATCTTCCCGACGGCGCGAGGCCGACGGGTTACTCCGCGATGGAGGAACTGTCACATGTCCGATCCCACTCCCACCGCACCATCTGGCACCGCAGCCATCGAGGCCGCTGCCGCCGCCCTCAAGGACGGCGACAAGCCAACCACCGACGAGGCCACCACGCAGGGCGACCCTGCCGAGGCTGAACTCGGCGAGGGTGGCAAGAAGGCTCTCAAGGCTGAGCGTGACGCCCGAGCGGCTGCCGAGAAGGCGCTCGCGGAGGCAAGGGCGAAGCTGGACCAGATCGAGGCCGCCAACATGAGCGACCTCGAGCGCGCGCAGAAGGAAGCCGCAGACGCCAAGGACGCCGCCGCGAAGGCGACTGCCGAGGCGAACAGGCTCCGCCTCGCCACGCGGTACAAGCTCACCGAGGACGAGGCCGCAGACCTGCCGGACGACCCGGAGAAGGCCGAGCGGCTTGCTGCGCGCCTCGGCGAGCGGAAGTCGGAAGTGACAACCCCCCAGCCGGACCTGACGCAGAGCGCGCACACCGTGCCCGCGCTGAACAGCGACGGCCTCACCGAAGCACTCGCCCGCGCCGTCGGCGCGAGCTGACCTCACTCCGAAGGAGCGCATCATGGCGATCACCGCCGCAACCGTGACCGG